TATATATATAATGGAAAATGCTGATTGTTCTAGATTTGGTCCTAACTCCATGCAACACAAGATGGCATTAGATAGTTTCTTCACATTTGATATGGACCCTCTAATGATGATGCTCACTAATTCCACACATAATAGAATGGCCAACAAACATTACAAATTCCCAATGAATCTAAATAAATTTTTTGTAAAGCAGGATTACAAGTCTAGAATGCACATGGAACATGAGATCTCAACAAAATCATCATATAGCACTTTGTCCAAAATTCTTCCGACTATGTATGACTGTTACAACAAAGATCTGATGGTGGAACAACATGATGATCCTGGAATAGAATATAAATCAAATTACTCCATTAAAGTAGAAACTGGAATCACTCAAGGTCTTCAAGGCGGACAGGGATCTGTGGCTCATACTTTGACATCAAGATATGTTTTCGACATTTTCATAGAGGCAATGGGTGATATCTCAGAAATGATGATAAAAAACTCAGTGACTTCTGATGATAGCAGCACTATTTTTCGTATAACACAATCAGGATTTGAGTTGATGTTGCATTCAAATTATGATCTACTTGCAGATATCATTGCCAGGTTGAAGATGTTATCAGGATTTTTAAGAAATGAAGTAAAGACAATCCTCAGCACCAAATTCAGAGAGTTGAATAGCATTTGGAACATGATGGGAAGAGTTGTGATTCCTATTAGAAAATTTGCAGTTGCATATATTGATTGCGGCAAAGGAGAAAGTTATCAAACTGATGCTCTAAATACAATGCACTCAGGATCACAACTGTTATCTGATGGTGCATCTTATGCACTATCTTCACAAATAATAATGTTGAACCTATCAATTGTGATTTCTCAGCATAGGAAATGGAATTCTCTATTGGAATCAAATGTTCTATCAACTAAATCGAAGCTGCCTATCGAGCTAGGGGGTCTTCCAATTATAGATCCTCTAATAAATATGATAACTCCCATATCAATTCTGACAGAATCTGCAAGACGAACAACCAGTCCTTTGTTCATAAACAATTATTTGAAATTTCTTATCGATAGATCCTCTGATTCTGTCAATGCAACATCATCGACATCATATCTATGGAGTGCTGGTGATTACACTACTTTTGAATTGATAACTAGAAGGCCCATGGTAATAGCCACATCTCTAAAAAGGCTGCCAAAAGGTCAGGTAAGGGTAAATAAGGAGATAAAAATTTCAGAATGGGATAGTTTGGGAATGTTCCCTTTCGGTCGAGAGACTACTTCTCTGGGAGGCACACTAGATAGTTTGAGAATAAACTTAAAAGATGGAGAGACTTTTGAATACAATGAACAGTTTTTGATCAGATATTGTGAACCCAACTTTGGAAGAAATCGGAAGGTCTTCTCTGTCGACAATGATCCTCTTTGGTCTAACCTGATGGGACTTGAATCAGGGAAGTTCTCTCTAGCAGATCTTGATGAGTTACTCACAGATAGTTCTGCTGCTCTGGACAAGTTTGTTACTTCTGTAGATAAAGTCCTACAAGAGAAATCTGAAAATAGAATAATAGCATCTTACACCAATTTGGA